CATGTCTAACAGCAAGAACCCTACCAAGGAACCGAACCAACCTCTAACCTTTCCTTTTGCGCAGCTCATTGAGCCAGCCCAAGAGAAAACGATTTTAAGAGATTTTGGCTATCGAGTATCCAGCTCTGGTCCTCGCGGAACACATGTGCTTTCTAAGTTAGCGCAAAACTTAGCTCGTCACGCGATCGTGACACGAAAAATCAAAACTACTAAGTTCGCGGAGGTTGGGCCTAACCCCGCCGATTTCTTCAAGTGCAAGGAATGTGTGCATGCATGCTTCCATGTATTTCAGGCCAAAGACCCTCAGAGGTACACTCGAAACCTCGACGAGATTCGCAGAAATGGTTCTGCGAAATCCCTCGCCTTTCTTAACGCGCTAGAGATGAATCATTCTAATCTGGCTTGCGGTAGGAATGCGCTTGATTGCTCGTTTAAAACCGATGTGATCCTATCGGATTGCGCGCTTTGGGGGGTTGACCCTAAGCAGGTGGCGAAGATGATGGTGCAGCGTAATGCACACACCTTTTATGCCACCAATCTCATCCACCTCGCCATGCACGATGACAAGTTCGTCGATAAAGAATATGGTGTGACCGGAAAGCCTGAGGGTGATCAGGTGTTGGTCTTTCTGGGGGATGGTCAGGCTTATCAGCATGACAAACGATATTCTGCCGAGTGGTGTCGCGGCGGTAATATCAACTATGCTCAGCGTTCTCTTTTCTGGACTGCTGAACAGCAAGGACCGATCTGCACGGTCACCTTCACCCTCACTCGGGTGCAGTACTCCCTTGTCAGGCCTATTGCTGTCAAGGGACGGAAGGACTTCTCTTCGATCTCCGGTTTGTTGATTGATGAGATGTTCGGGGTTTCTCGCATTTACGTTCCCACAGACGTTATGCATTCTGTCATCGCAAAGTCTGCGGTGGCTAAGACCTTTACTGAGAACCTGGCCTTCACTCGTAACAAACGAAGCACTCTCACCATTAACGGTTTGATTGTGTCGGTTGCTGACAAGTTGGTGGCTGATTATCTCTCTGTTATCACCCTTGCGGGTTGGTGGCAAGAGAGAACCAAGAACGCGCTTTTGGAGCAGATTCTTGGTGATCTTGATACTCAGTTGAGTCGCGGTAAAGAATTGTACGCCTCTAGATTTCCTCGCTTGTTGAATGCTTGGAATCGGGTTAGAGATGTCTTCTTCCGCGATGGTGAGGTCACTGGGGCCCAAATCCGAGCCTTCAAGAGCCGTGTGCAGAACAATGTTATCTGCATTAGACACGGCGAATTCGTCGAGAGCGTGGAGAAATGCCTCGATGTTGTTCTTGAGGACAGGATCGTTTCCAATAGCGATCGTCTTGTTACTTCCTTGGGGCTTCCACTCCGCACCGATTTTGTCCGAGGCAGGGTTGAAAGGAAGGGACAAGAATGGGTGCTTAGGTACCCGCCGGCGAAAGGAACTGCAGAGCGCTCATCAAGCGAGCGGCGATCCTACGCTGAATCATTTGGTCATGTACTCAGTGCGCTGAGAGTGGCTCAAATTTGGGGCATTGTTGGGGCCCCGGAAGAGTTGAAAAAGAAGAAGACGATTGGAAGTCACGTCAAAGATTTCCTCTTTTCTACCGTGGGTATCGCTGATTCCGATGAGAATCAACTCTCTGATCGTGCCTATTTGGCTGCTGATCCCTTGAGGCCGGAGACAGTTTTGTTATTCGGCGATTTTCC